ACCTCTTCACCAAATTTATTAAGACGCTGACCCTGTCGCAACATCCCTTCATAAATAGACATTTTATTTTTAATACGTTCCGGACGAGATAAAAAACGCCGCACACGTTCAATAACTTTTTGTTTACCCATTTTTGCTCCTTAAGAAATAAATGAAGTACCATATTTAGAAACCAATCGCCTAGCGTGAATAGAATGCCGAATCATAATTTGAAGTTGATTAACAGTCTGATCAGCAAAAATGCGATTAGAAGGATTAGATTTAACGAAATCGCCGTTGAGAGACGGATCACTAGCGAAGATACGGGCCAAATGCCAATAATTCAAAGTAGTACGGAACTCGCCGGCAATAGTGTTTTCAATCCGGCGATAATCATCATACCGATCCTGCCAACCAAAAGTCTCATCGGGAGTAGAGTGAGCAGCATAAACCTCTTTATAAGGAACAGCCATTTGGCCAATATGCTGAAGCTCCTTCTGAAAATAATCTTCTTTCAAACGGCGATTCCAGGTACGCGGTAAACCCTGAACGTACATGGTAATAGGATTAGTAACCATAAGAGAAATGATGTAACCATCCTCCTCAAAGAAGCGTTGATAAGCGTTAGACTTAACAGAACCAATACCGTGACCGTACAAATCACCGACGCCATCTAATTCAGAATCACCATCAGTAGAGTTTGGTGCCGTTTGTAATACCTCAGAAAACTGAATAGTTTGTGAACCACCACCTAAATACTCAGGACGCTGTAAGCGAGCATCAGAAGATTTAATACCATAATACGCAAGAAAATCGACATACTTAGAACCAAATTTAGAACGCGCCTCTTTAAAGCGTTGTAAGGCCATAGCCAAGCGAACGTCTTGAACAGAAGCAGAAGTAGCGCCTTCGAGATCCGCGTAAAGAGAACCATTTGGCTCAATAGAAAGCCGTTGACCCGAAGAATCAGCAGCAAGGAAACCAGAAGAGTTCGCTTGAATACCAGAGTTTGGCGCTTGAGTATTGGAATTATGAATAAGAAGAGAAACACCAGAAGCGTTAGAAACACGTTCAATAGGAGCAGAAGTACCAAGAGGTAAAACTACATCCGCACCTTTTTGGGGCTCAGGACGTGCAGTAGTAAAGTAATCTTTGTTCCAAGCTGCATTTTGAAGTGTTGTATTTGTTGTCGAATCAGCACCTGAAGCTGTAGACAACGCAAGAGCGGTTTGAAGGTCCTGGTCTCTATAAAACTCGTTCCAAATACGCGCATATGCCCGAAAAGGCAAAGCGTTAAAAGTAATGTTGTTAACACCTGTAGGAATCCCAAAATAATCCGCAAGAGAACCAACGGCGGCCCCACCAGCAAGAGTAATAGTAGGATGAGTGGAATTGTTATTGCCATCAGGACCACCCGTAATGAAGTTTTCCCAGTCAGTCCAGGAGAGACGGTGGGGAACAAACCAATGATGAATTTTTGTATGAACGGGATGCATAACAGGGGCGAGCATAGCAGACATACGAACAAGAGCACTGGTGTGCTGTCTAATAGAATCTCCACGAATAACCTCCACAAGACCACAAGGAATGAGTTGACCCATATCACAAGTAGCAAGTTTATAATTGCTTAAATTGTGTTTAGCACGTTTCACAAGATACGACCTTTCTTTTTGTGTTGCATTTCTAATAACTCCATTTGTTTATTTAATTCAACATTTCTGTTGTGAAGCAACACTTTTCTCCATTCACCATTTGGATACAGGGCTTTTATCCATTTCGTCGTTTCGTTAGCTTCCTCTTTCTCGATGAGTCCAATAAGCCCTTGAGAGATGCACAGCTCAAGCATTTCTTCTTGCGCCCTAATTTTTGATTGCTCATACCAACCTTCTTGAGCACCCGTTTCATAGAAACCTAACCTTTCACGAATTTTCATTCGAAGATAACGACCTAAAGGCCATTTTTTTCCACCATGAGATAGAACCATAGGAACATCACCAGTCCTTAAGAGCGCTTCAGCACCAACATTAGTCATAAGAAACTCAGCAATATCATCAGCAACACCAGCACCAAGACCGGGTTTCAAAGAACCACGACCAAATTCCGGAATTTTTCCAACAGACATTAATTTTTCTTTAACACGGGGATCATTGCGGGAAGTCATCTTCTTCGTAACATAACCGCAAATGTATTGGGCGGAATCTTTATTAATTTTACCGAACTCTCCTTCGTAGCCAGAATCGATACGTCCTTTTCCCCAGCATAACTGAAAGAGGTCATGCGAATCTTTCCCAAGTCCGAATATGGCAAAGTGATAGTGAGGTCTGCCAGATTTTTCTCCATATTCACCGACAACGTAATATCTAATTTTAAGTGGCTCAATTTTCCTCCTCAAACGTTTAAGAAAATTTTGATAGTCCTCAAGAGACAAAGATGAGTTTAGAGGAAGATGTTCGTCTGCGTAAGTAAGAGTTAACATACACGATTTTTCGTGTTTTAAACCCTCAAGCATCAAACGATGTTGCAACAGCCGATGTTTATTTTTCCGACAATTCATACATTGACCGCAGCCGAACGGAACAACGCCCTTGTACATATAAGGATTAGGACACTTCATTACATTCTGTATCCTATTCGTTGCGGGCGACCAGTAGACATAGACCTCTTACCAACACGAGAACGACGGCGACGACGGCCAGCAGAACCGCGACGACGAACACGAGAGCGTCTTTTACGACGAAATGCCATATAACCTCCTTTCTAATAAGGTTTAAAATAATTACGCTTAGAATTATAGGGCTGAAACTCCTGCGCCATATGATTCCATTTCCATTGATCATAACCAGCGGGTAGTTTGAATTCACGAGGATCAGGAGCGGGATGGGTACCAAAGTTAGGAAGGAGCTGATTACGAAAAGCCCACATAAGTTCAGGAATCATCTGATCCTCAATACGCTCCTTCACATCAGAAGAAGGAACAATAGAAAGACCGGTATTAGTACGGGTAAAACCATAGTCATTAATACCACCCGCTTGTTGCGCAGGAACACCAGCACGAGAAGCAGTAACCTGAGCGGGTTTGATAACAACACCAGAACCAGATTGACCAGGAATAGAAGTCGGAGTGTCCATGGGAGTAGGCATACCAGGACCAACACTAGCACCGCCAATTTTTTGCAACTGAGATGCACGAAGCTGATTATCTAACTCCTTACCACGAAGATCAGCTTCCATACCCGCAATCTGTAACTTAGATATAGTCCGCTCATCAGAAGAACGCGTAGCATGAATGGCGCGCGAAACATCTTGACCCATTTGCGCCATTATATTACCGCCATCACCGCCGACATAAGAAGGACTAAAACTCTGAGTAGAAGCACCGAGAGCAGCTAAAGGATGAATACCAGCTTGCTTGGCATCTTCAACCCTCCAACGAATACCATGCTGAGCAAATTGACGCTGAATTTCAGCGTTCTTATCTCCAGCAGCCTCAGCATCACGAGCTGATTTATCCATGCCAAGCCAACCACCGATAACACCAGGAAGTGCCTCACCAACACCTTCGAGAAAACCCATATTTACCTCCTACATGAAACTTTAGAAAACCAATTAAAACGCGGCTTTTTTTGCCCGCGTTTACCAGTTTTACGTTTTGCAAACAAAACCTCTTTACGAATTTTTCTTCGAACACACACAGCAACATTTTCCGGATTAACAAAACCAACTGTATGTAAAGGATATTTAGAAGTGGAACGACCCGAAGGAATTTTAAGAGAATGGTTAACATTCCTAAAGGACTGCGCGGGTCGTCTTTGACCAAGAGGATGCCAAAAACGCCGATCCTCTAAGAGCCTTAGATTAGGCTTACCGATTTGTGTATCATAAAAATCGGAAGCCAGTGGTGACAAAAACTTAGAGGTAGAAGGTCGAAAAGTAATAGAGTCGTGGGCAACGTTGTTAGCGTTAGTATTGTTAACGCGCCGACGACGGGAACTATTTCGAGCCATGTAACCTCCAGTTTTGTGTCACCTAGCACAGTGGGCATCAAGGGGGCCCACTGTGACGCTATTCGGTGTCTTCGATCTCCCTGCCGGGGGCTTCGTCCGACTCCTCCGGAGTCGGTACGACATCTCGAACCTTTTCGCGAGCGGCATCTTTTTTTGCCTTCTCGCGTTTAGTACGAAACTCAACCTTAGCCTCTTCGAGCTCCTTCTCAGAGGCCTTTAACTCAGCACGCAGCTCCTCAATCTCCGCATAACGCTTCTCAAACTCATACATCGGAACATTCTCGTCCGAACCAAAATCATTATCGTCGTCAGACTCAAGACCAAAATCCGGATTTCGCTGAATTTCAGATTGCTTAAGAATACGACGGATTTTGTCATCCATTGACTCCTGAGGACGAATACCCAACTCAACAGCGACAGGAATGGGATCAAGAACCTCTTCACCAAATTTATTAAGACGCTGACCCTGTCGCAACATCCCTTCATAAATAGACATTTTATTTTTAATACGTTCCGGACGAGATAAAAAACGCCGCACACGTTCAATAACTTTTT